GGTAAAACAAGATATTTGAATGATCTTGAATATGGCCAATACTTGGACGAAGCCATAGATATGGCCACTAAGCTATACAAAGCTGCTAAAGGCACTTGGCAGCAAAATCTTTTTGAAAAGAGATTGGATATTCTTATTAAGAACAGAGCTGCTTATAATGCCAAGCGTATTGATGGATCTATGCGATTTGCTCCTTTTACCGCGTATCTTTGGGGTAAGTCGGGTAGGGGTAAATCAGCTCTTTCCCAAATATTAATGGCTGATTTACTACGTGCAGCTGGTGTAAACCCAGATCCTGCGAATACAGCTGTTTTGAAGGAAACAGATAAGTATGACTCTACTTTAAAAGGACATACTTACGGAATATATTATGATGATTGTGGAAATACGAAACCCGAGTTTTTAGACAAATCCCCGACAGATCGTATTATTGATATAAATAATAATATGATTACTTATGCAAACAAGGCCGATTTACATGAAAAGGGTAAAGTAGAGATAAGACCACGTATCTTTCTCGTTACTTCTAATTTACCTTTATCGTGCCACGCCTCAACTGGCTCTGTCAATGAATATTCTATCGTACGTCGAGCCGATGTCCACTTATATTTGGAGGTGAAGGAAGAATTTGCCTTACCCGATGGACGTCTTGACAGTGCAAAAGTTAATAGGTCATTCCCAGCGAAAGAGTTGGTAAATGATATTTGGAATATAGATATTTATTGCCCTCTTGATAGGGAGGCTGGGGGTGATCAAAATTCTTTAAGACATATAGATGGTGTTAAGGATACCAAGAAGCGTAACATTTATGAGACTTTGAAGTATTGTACTACCGCTTGTAAGGAACATTTTGCTAACCAACAAAAGCTTATAATTAAAAATGAAAATTTAATCGCGTCTCGTAAATACTGCGATGTATGCAATTTGGGACATGATATTTGCGAATGTTCGACCGAAAATCAAGCCTCTTTTGAAGAATCCTTTGAATTTATTAGAACACAATTGGATAACATTGGTGATATGACTCACCGAGTGTTGAATTTTGTGCCAAATAGGATTAGCAATAACTCTTTGATTAAGAATTTGTATTGTATGTGTAATTACAGAGATTTAATGACATTTGAGAAAAAGTTAAGGGGAACTTTAATCTTTACTTTCCTTATGAGTTTTATCGTTTTGACTAGTCTTAATCAGATACAGATATTATTGTTGTCTGCTATGTCAACATTACTACATTTATTTTTATATGTGGGGACGTTGAGTAAGTGGAGAGATGACAGATTCAATGAATTGGTTTCAAGAAGATATATTACCAAAGACCTTTTCAAATCTATTCGCGAGAGTAAATTGTGTAAATTTGTAGGTGCATGTGCTACGGCTGGTATTTTATATAAATTAGTTAGTATAATTCGTGTTGGTACCTCTGCACAGCAAGCAATTTTAGCGCCTGAATCTTATGAGGAAATAGTGGCGAGAGATAAAAACGAAAATCCTTGGGCGAATCCTGTTGTCGCTGAATTACATGTTTCTGACAAGTCTAAAACTATGACGATAGAGCAAGTCACACATAAGATTAAGAAAAATCTTTGTCATGCTACCTTTGTTGAGAATGGATTTCAGCAGAGTTGTGATATATTAGCATTGTTTGGAACCACCTTTCTTATGCCGTACCATGTGTGGAAAAACAGAAATGAGATGCAGGCTCTGATCGTTAAGAGTGAAGGTGATTTTAATAGCCAGTTTAAAGCACGTCTTAGTAGACACCACATGATGCCCATCAAGGGAAAGGACTTATGTATTGTACATATTCCTTCCTGTGGAGTATTTGGCGACATTAGACATTTGTTACCAGATAAGACAACTGCTTCTGGTTCTGGACGCTTTTTGTACAGGCATAGAGATGGCACTTGTTCCGATGACAAAATTAAGCTTAATTACATTAAGGATTCAGAATCAGGTGGACCTGGCTATGCTTATAAATTGCCATTTAATACTTTCACCGGATTATGTACCGGTATTGCTGTTGCAGATTTTGCTAGGAAATTTATTGCTAGTATTCACTTGCGCGGTATTACTGGTGAGCCTCATGGAAAAGGTGTTACTCTTTCTAGGGATTTACTGGATGAGGCTGTGCAAAATGCAACTGATGTGTGGAGGGGTGCTTTTCCCACAGCTAGTAGTGGTACATACCCAACTATGAAATATGATAAGCAGGTACTTGTTAGTACTGATATTCACCCTCATTCCCCAATCAATTACTTACCTAAATATAGTACAGTTGAATATATTGGACAAGACAACCGCAGATGCACGTATACTTCAAGTAGTGTTGTGGAGACTCCAATTTCCAAAACAGTAGCTGAAGTTACAGGTGTTGAGAATAAATTCGGTCCTCCCAAGTTCAATCAAAAACGTATGTGGCAAGCCACATTGGAACATTCGGCCAACGCTAGTGTGGGAATTAGAGGAGATGCTTTAACATGGGCATTTGATGATTATGTAGGTGGCTGTTTAATTGAATTTAAGAGTTCTAAACATAAGAAATGGATAAAAGATGAACTTAGACCGCT